TGCGTCCGTTTTCTTAGAACAGCCTATCGCTGCGTAAGCAGCAGGGGGAGGAACGGAGGGGGAACGCCTCCGCTATTCCCGCCGTTAGGCGGTGTGGTCGTTTTTAGAAAAATGAATATAGGGATATAGGGTGCGGTGTCGGGCGGTGTTCCTGCTCCCTGCGGTCGCCCTTGTCGGCGGTAACTGTAACAATGGCGAGAACTGCGGTGCGGGTTACTTGAATTTGAACAATTCTGCGGGCAATGCGAACTGGAACATCGGTGCGTCCAATTTCTTCTCATATCGGAGCGTTTAATCAAATGCAGCCTATATCCCACGCCACAAGGCGAAAATCATTCCGGATATAGGGTCGGTTGAGTAAGCATCAGCACAAAAACCGATAGGAGATAAGAAAATACTATATGAGAAGTTACAACAACCTATATGAACCAATGTTGCAAGACGACTACATAAAACAGTGTTTTACAAATGCATCCAAAAAGAAAAAGAACAGGAATGATGTGCGGGAGGTATTAGAGAACCTCGATGAACACACAGAACTCTTGAAAAAGATGTTGACAGAGGAGTTGTTCATTCCGGACTATCACAAACCGAGCGTCATCAACGAGAGCAGCAGCAAGAAAACACGCCGTATATTGAAACCGCATTACAAATATGAGCAGGTTATTCATCATTGTGCAATAGGTCAGTTCAAACCGATTGTGATGAATGGATTGTATGAATTTTCATGCGGGAGCATTCCGGGCAGGGGTGTTCATTACGGAAAGAAGTACATGAGAAAATGGCTTGATTCCTACGACGGAAAGAAATTCTTTGTTCTCAAGATGGATGTTCACCATTTCTTTGAATCCATAAACCGGAGAATCCTCAAAAGGAAACTCAAAGAGGTAATTCGAGATAAACGGTTTTATAGATTACTCTGCATACTGATTGAGCATGACAAAATAGCACTCGTTGCAAAGATTTTGACGGATGCAGGCGTTGAGATAGATGCAGAGCAGACGAAAACGCTTGTCGGATGCATAGCATTTGACGACATCTCCGGAGCGTTGGAGATATTGCAGGAAATCGGCATCACAGGAGCGATGTTTGATGAACTGAAAGAAATTATTGAGGAGATGCGAAAAGGCGTTCCGTTGGGATATTTCACATCACAATGGTTCGGCAATTTTTACTTGAAAGCACTCGACCACTACATCAAAGAGGAACTCCGTGCAGAACATTACATGCGATACATGGACGACATGGTGATACTGGGAAAGAGCAAAAAGAAACTACACAAAATACATGCAGCAATCGAAACATATCTGAATGACAACCTCGACCTTGAAATAAAAGGCGATTGGCAGGTGTTTAGATTTGAATATCCGGTATTTGATAAAGGCGGGAATCCGGTACTTGATAAAGACGGAAAGCAGGTCACAAAGGGTCGTATGCTTGATTTCATGGGATTTCAATTTCACCATGACCGGACAACCATCCGGAAATCAAACATCGAAGCTGCGAGGCGTAAGGCGAACCACATCTCAAAGCAGGATAAAATCTCATGGTATAACGCATCGGTGATGTTGTCCTATATGGGATTGTTCAAACATACGGACACATACAACTATTACGTTGAGTACATCAAACCGAAAATCAATGTCAAGAAACTCAAGAGGATAGTTTCAAAGCATAGCAGAAAGGAGAATGAGAAACATGACAGACTGGAAAAAGGTGACAGGAACACAGCCGGAACGTCCGGAGGAGATCGACCGGACATCGTCTCCGTCAACGGTTTATCTGCGTAAAAACATCGAACAGGTGGAGAAAGAGGTTGAGGGAGCAGACGGAAAGATGCAGACCGTGACCGAATGGCAGTACGACGAAAAGGAAATGACGGTCGAGGAATATGAGAACATGGCACTCATGAAATCCGTTGTCGAGGAGAATACATCCGGAATCGTTGAATCCGTGACACAGTTTCAGAAAGATGCGGTCATCGACGAATACACCGCACAGTTGATCGAGGAGGGACTGATTTAATGAGAATACTTGTTGAAAGTCTGAAAAGAATGTACGCAGTCAAAAAAACGCTCACAAAGGAGCAGATCGCCGAGAGAGTGGCGAGAGGTAGCATTTCAGCGGAGGAATATGAATACATCACAGGGGAGGAATACTCCGGCGGTGATGCAGAATGAGTCCGCTTGAAATAATATCACGGTTGTGTGATGTGACGGAGAATCTATCCTCAATCGTGAAAAAGCAGCAAACAATCATTGAACAGTCGAAAATCGAGGAGGCGGTCAAGGCAGAACTCCGGCAGGACATAAAAGAGACAGACAGAGAGATGGATGTTCTTGAATATGGGATGCGGAGGTACTGCGACACCGACGACATCGAGGCGACAGAGTTCGGAAAGGAGAATGCCGTTGACGATTGAGATTTCCTTACTGCTCTCCGGAGTATCTGTTGCGTTTGCAATTTTTTTCGGAATCTGCTCAAAGCAGAGAAATGAGAAAAAGGACACACAGGAAGATGCAGAACAGAGAGCAACGACCGACACAATGGTGATGGTGAAACTTGAGAACATTGCGGATGACCTCAAAGACATCAAGCGGGAATCGAAAGAGAACCGTGAGGAGATGAAACAGTTGAGAGAGCGTGTTGTCATCGTGGAACAGTCACTCAAGAGTTGTCACAAGAGACTGGACGGAGAAAGAAATTCCGACCGATAACAGGAGGGCAGGAAACAGGCAAGAATCAACCTCACAGAAAAGAGGCAATACATGAGAATGACAGAACAGGAGCGTCGCATCAGAATCCGGCATCTGAAAAGAATGTACCGGATAAGAGAGCGAAAAGAGAGACATGACAAAAAGGTTTCCGGTCTGTTCATGAAACGTGTTGTATTCACAATGATTCTTGCAGCATTTATCTTTACAGTCGTGATGATATTTGTGTTTTTACGGGTAGGGTCAGAACCGTCAACGCTGATTGAAAATGTATTCAGATTTCTTTCAGTTGAGGGCGGGGCAATGGCACTCATTAAGTCCGTGAAAACGGTCAAGGGAACAAAATCAAACGGAGGAATACAACACAATGATGAACCGGAGCAGAATGACGAGGAGGCACAGGGATGAAATACATCGTCGAGAATTGGTTCGTGATTGTGGGTCTGATTGCGGTATTGGCAGCGGGAGGATATGCAGTATATGTTTTCGTGAAAATGCCGTCAGACAAGCAGTTGAACAAAGCGAGAGAATGGCTGCTTTATGCAGTCACAAAAGCAGAAAAGGAACTGGGAGGCGGTACAGGTCAAATCAAGCTGCGGTATGTATATGACATGTTCGTTGCACGGTTTGCATGGCTTGCAAGAGTGATCTCATTTGAGGCTTTTTCGATGATGGTCGATGAAGCACTTGAGAGAATGAAAAAAATGCTTGAGAGCAACAAAGCGATGCAGGAACTTGTGAACGGTGAGGCAGGTGAGGTCGGTGAAAAAGATATGTAATTTCATGACCGGAAACATGCGGATGCTTGTGCTGATATATGCAATCATGGCGGTTGTCGTATTTGCAGCAGTCAATATTTTCTTTTGGAAAATCTCTTTTGATTTAGACAAAGAGATGCGGGAGGAAATGAGGGAGTGCGGTGATTGCCATATCGACACGGACGAGACGAGATTCGGAAAAGCGGTGACGAGGGTGTGCGGATTTATTCTTTCGATACCTGCTGCGTTGATGTGGTGGGCGACACCGTTGATCGTCGGAGGCTTGATGCTATACGACAAGATACAGGAAAAGAATCCGGAATTATGCGGATTCACAGCAGATGAATTTGACAAGGAGGAAAACAAATGATTTCAAATTGTGGACATGATGAAAATAACAGATATAGCGGAGGAAAGGCAGGAGACCAGACGGGGACAGAGTGGCAGGTTATAAACTGGTATAATCGCCCGTGGAAATGTGTCCTCCGTCATCCGGATGCAAAGGTCAGAAAAATGATCGCAAGCATGGCAAAGGCAGCAGCGGTCAACAACAAAATCGGATATGACCAGTCTGAACGCTATACATTTTGGGAGCATCTCAAGGCATCGAACTATGACCCTGCACAGATCACGATTGCGTGTGAGGCTGATTGTTCATCCGGTGTCGCTGCAATCGTAAAGGCAGCGGGTTACAGACTGGGAAATGAGAAAATGAAGAATGTGAGCATTTATCTCTATACCGGAAACATGAGAGCAGGTCTCAAGGCAGCAGGATTCGAGGTACTGACAGATAGCAAATATCTGACATCGGATGCGTATTTGCTTGAGGGCGACATTCTCCTCAACGATAATGCTCACGTTGCAACAAACCTCACAGACGGAGCAAAATCATCCGGAGCGGGTGCATCCAACACAACACCAGTCAAGAACGACACAAAGACCGACGTTGCATACGGATTCGACAAAAAACTTGCAGGAGAATACAAGGTCACAGCGTCAGCGTTGAATCTCCGTGCAGGAGCAGGAACAGGGAAAACAATCCTTGCGGTGATGAACAATGGTGAAAAAGTTCATTGCTATGGATATTATAACGACTGCAACGGCGTGAAATGGTTGTATGTGGTTTACAAGAACATCGTCGGATATGCGTCAAGCAGGTATCTGAACAAATAGGAGGGATAATCATGTTATACTATTTAGGCAGAGGAACAGAGTTCAAAAAAGAGGACTGCAAAGAGTACAAGACCATCGAGGGAGCAATGAGAGCAGCTGCAAAGGACGAGAATCTCGTCGTGTGGGATGAAAACGGAAATATCATCGGCTCACTCACGGACAACGTTCCAGAGGGAGCGTTGCAGACGGATCCGGACGGCAGCGTCAACGCATACGACGAGGACGGAAACAAGATTGGGACGGTCGATGCAGAAACCGTTGAGAAAATGACGACATTCGAGAACGGTGAGGATGCAGCGGGGCAGCAGGAGGACACAGAGAGCGGGGAAAACGCCTCAAACGATGCAGAGATGACAAATCCTCCGGATGAACCCGAAACGGGCGAGAATGGGGCAAATACAGAGCCACAGGAGGCAGAGGACAAGGTCATCATTCCACAGGGCAAAATGAAAGTGACGGTCATTTGCGACGGCTCACTCAATATCAGACGTTCCGCAGCGTGGGGAAATGAGAACATCTGCGGTCGTGCTATCAGAGGACAGTCATATTATGTGAAAGAGATTCATGTTGTGGACGGAAAGAAGATGGTTAGAACAATCGGAGATTTGTATTTATCCGGAGAATCTGAACATGTACAATTCGAGCAGTTGTGATATAATAAGATAGCAGGGGACAAGTCGAGAAAATTTGCGTAAAGCACAGGTAACTAACAAATGAGCGGGAAACGCCCGAAAAATGGGCGTCCGGAATTATGCAAGCGATAATTCAACCGAATATCAGAAAAGAACAATTTTCCCCGAAAACATCGAGTTTTCGGGGATTTCTTTATATTCCGATAATTATGCTGCTTCTGTTTGTGATTGGTGCAGCCGGTGTCGGCGGCTATCTCTATATCAAGATGAAGGGTGTAAAGCCTGCATCCAGAAAAAATCAGCCGGACCCGGATGCGGATTACAGCAGCGAGATTCGCTCTGCCGTGCTTCTGGTACACGGAGAAAAAGCACACTCCCGCTATTTCAGTGAGACGGCGTACAGCAAGCTGACTGAAGATAACAAGGAATTCCGGGATTTCCTTGCAGAGTTGCAAGCAAATCCGGTGAGTACCCACATCGAAAAACCAGAGCGTTCCGGCTGACCTCCGAAACCCCCTGGTTTCATTTTTGGGATAGTCCCAAGCCATTTTGAATTTAACCGTTCTCTTTTTCCGAAATACGGAAGTACAGCCCAATAGACAGCGCCAGAGACAGCACATCCGCCACAGGCTGAGCCCAGATCAGTCCTGTTTCGTGAAAGATCGTCCCGAGGATGAGCATAGCCGGAATGTAGATAAGCCCCTGACGAGAGATATTGACAATCAGGGATTCCGTTGCCGCACCGCGGGCTTGCAGCGCGTTGACCAGCACATAGAATACGCCAAACAGGAAACTGGTGCAAAGGAGAATGCGGGCAAAGGAAACGCCATAGTCATACGCCGCCGCATCCGTGAGGAATACGCTGACGATCTGTCCGGTAAAGAGATAGCAGATCAGCGTCAGCACGGCGCTGAGGAAAAAGCCAAATATCAGCGAGAATTTGAAGGCGCTTCTGTAACGCTCCCAGTTTTTCGCACCGACACAATAACCGAGCAGCGGCTGAACGCCCTGCCCAAGTCCGATAGAAACCATGCTTGTCATCATTGTAACCTTCATGGCAACGCCCATACCGGCTAACGCCCTATCGCCGTATTTTTTCATCTTATGGGAAATCT